TTTGGAGATAGTCTAGATTCTTCTCACCAATACCTGCAATAAGAGGTACTTTCTCAGCCACTACAATTCCATGTTTTTCAAGTTGCATGACTTTATCGGGATTGTTTGTGAGAAGGGCAACCGATGAAATCCCCAATTCAGAAAGCATTGTAGCAGCAATTCCGTAATCTCTCCCATCTGCAGGATGTCCTAACATTAGATTTGCATCAAGAGTATCAGCACCTTGATCTTGAAGATGATAAGCTTGAATCTTAGCATGAAGGCCGATTCCTCTACCCTCTTGCCGTAGATAGAGTAAGCAGCCGTATCCATTGGTTGCTATCGCAGACAATGCTGCATCGAGTTGTGGACCACAGTCGCATCGCAAAGATGTAAATGCATCTCCTGTCAAACATTCTGAGTGAACTCGAAGTAAAACAGGATCAGGTCCATCCATTGACCCCATCATTAGTGCCACATGGTCAAGACCTGTTTTCTCTTCATGGTGAACGTGAATATCGAACTCACCCCATTTCGNNTCGTAGGTAATCTCGCTGAACTAGGAACGTCGAATTTCACGTCATCTCACCTCAATAAGGAATGTAAATTCACCTTGATTTTCTTTGACATTAACAATATGATGGGAAGTTCGCTCAATCATCATTGGAATATCGTGAAGAGTTTCTGGGTCACTGGCAAGAACTTCAAGGACGGAACCTTCAGTCATCGAAGAGAGGGCTTGCTTTGCTTCTGCAACAGGTACAGGACAAAAGAAACCTAGAACATCAAGACGATGTGTTGGCTTCTTTGTTGGCTCATCCATACACAACCGAATCGATTCACCTTTTCAACACATCCGAAGGAGAATTTTGCGGTTACACAACATGTTCAAGTGGAGCAGCCCCAAGCCCTAACCGATGGCTGCTTCTGCCTCGGCGAAACATAACGATGACATGAGTTGGTCCGAAGTTGGCCAACTTGGTCTTCAATATGGGAAGATTCCATTGGCTTTACTTGCAGTTGAGGCACTGTATTGGTTCATTACTCAACCATCGGATACACTTGCGTTTATTCAGGTTACAGAAGCCTACATCTGGAATGAAATAACCCAGCTAATGTTTGGAGAATCTGCCTCAACTCTGAGCAGTCACAGCGGTTGGATGACGCGAATTGATTTCTATCATGAATCGTTTCCTGGACAATTCAATTCGGTCGGGCTCTACGTTTCTGATGAATGTGCAGGGATTCACGAGATGATCTTCATTTCAACTCTTATCTTGATGACAGATGGTGTATCACAACGACAACGCTTCAAAGCAGTAGGCGTTATGTGTGCTCTTGTATACGTACTCAACATCGTCCGTCTTGTTGCCTTTTACCCCATCGCAGTCGATGGCTGTCTTGCCAATCCAGACCAAGCAGGATGCTTGAACAATATGTGGGAATACCACAATTTTGTCTATAAATGGGGATTCCTAATCGTCCTCTTACTGATGTGGCTAGTTTGGTTTAGATATATTGGAGCGGGTTCACGTACACTCCAAGCATCCCAAGAAAAGAAGGAACAATGGAGAATCATTTTCAGAAGACGTTGGTCTAGACTTCACTATGGATTGATCATTACAATGGTTACGTTCTTCCTCATTTCATGGATGTGGATCAATGCAAATGCAGATGCAACAGAAGCAACTGGAGATCTCGGATCGTCAAACTACGGTTGCCGAACAGAAAGCAGCCTATGAGGCAGAAATTGGTCGTATGAAACTCGAACTTGAGAGACTCAAAGCCGAGCAAGATTACGCCCTCAAGTCGGACAAGATGGATCTCGCTGAGAGCCAACAACAGCATAAAGAAATGGTGAACCTCGAAGAACTCGAGATCGCTAGACGTGCTGAAGACGTCCGAGCAATCGCAAGCCCTAATGGATAGGAACTTATGACAACACAAGAAGAGCAATTAATTCAGCAGGGCGATGAGGCCGAGCAAATCTTAGGATCCTCGGCTTTCAACGCCACTGTCAATGAATTAGTCGACGAGGCTTTCAAAGCATTCGTCAACACAGAACCTCACGAAAGTGAAAAGCGTGAGGACAAATATCGCCACTACCGAGCATTAGTCGACGTGGTGAACCATTTTAAACATAAAGTCGCGGTGCGAGATAGCATCAAAGAAGGCGACACTAGCCAAGAAGAGGACTAGCACCATGTCAGACGTGCAAAAGACCGAATCTGAACCTCGCGCATTGGATCTCAATGACGCGGCTGACGCCATCCTAGATCGTTGGACAGACGCTGAGAAGCCATCTGAAGACGAAGAAGTGGAGGCAACAACTGAAGACGTCGATGAGACAGACGTAGAAGAAGTTGAAACTGAGGAAGCCGAAGAACTCGAAGAAGTTGAAGAGTACGACGACGACCCTGATGAAGAGGAAGAAACCGAAGACGAAGAAGTCGACGACGAGGACGAAGAGGAAGACGAGACCACTGAAGAAGTGAAAGTCGCCTCGGACGATACAATCGTCGAAGTCAAAGTTAACGGTGAAACTCAACAGGTATCTGTCAAGGACTTGAAACGTCTAGCAGGTCAAGAAGCATCCCTCACCCGAAAGTCTCAAGACTTAGCCGAACAACGTAAAGTTGCAGAAGAAGATTTTGCAAGAACGAATGCGGCATACCAAAAACTCTTAGATCGCGCCAAAGAACGATTAAAGCCATACTCAGAGATGGATATGCTAATCGCTCAGTCGCAGATGGACGTGGAAACATTTGCCCAACTACGACAAGACGCGAAACAGGCCGAAGAGGACGTCAAGTTCCTCGAAGAAGAAAGCAACTCCTTGCTGAAAGATATGCAAGCGAAGCGTCAGACTGCAGTTCAAGCAGCCGCGAAAGATTGTATTCGTGTGTTAGAAGAACAGATGCCAGACTGGGGCAACGACTTGTATAACGACATCAGGACGTATGCTGTCAAACAGGGCCTACCTCAACATGAAGTTGACCAGTACACAGATCCAAATGTGATTATGCTGATCAACAAGGCTCGTCTCTACGATGAAACTAAAGCGGCAGCCCAAACAAAGAAGGCTAAAGCAAAAGTGACTAAGAAGACGAAGAAGACCAAAGTGTTGAGTTCTAAGAAATCACCACCCACCAAAACTCAGATTAAGAAGGCGAATGCCGATAAGGCACGTATGAAACTTCGAAACAATCCGAAGTATGGCGGTGGTATGGATGACGTAACCGAAGCCTTAATGGCACGTTGGGAAACCTAGTCTTTCCACTTCAATCTTAACCTTTAAGGAAACTTAACTATGACTACATACACAACGTATGATCAGGTGGGTAAAAAAGAGTCAGTTGCAGATATTATAACTGATATTACTCCATTTGATACACCTGCGATGACAATGTTCAGAGACGAGAAAGTCGGCGCACGAACATTCTCATGGCTTGAGGACTCACTCGCAGCGGCAGGTTCAAACGCCGCCGTTGAAGGAGCAGACGCAAGTATGGCAACTTTAACAGATGCTGTTGAGCGTACAAATAACACTCAAATCCTTACAAAAGCGTTCCAAGTTTCTGCGACCGCTGACGCTGTCGGCACGTATGGCCGCGCGAAGGAGACGGCCCATCAACTGGGGAAAGCATTAAAAGAGATCAAGCGAGATGCAGAATTTGCGCTAGTTGGCGCAGACCAAGCAGCCGTCGGCGGTTCTTCTAGTGTTGCTCGTCAGATGGCTTCTGCTATCAACCAGATCTCTACTGTAGAGGCAGGTGGTACAGCCGCTCTAACTGAGACAATGTTATTGAACGCAGGTCAAACAGCATACAACAACGGCTCAGACGTAGACACTTTCATGATCAAACCTGCAGATGCTCAAATCGTAGCAGGTTTCTCAGCAAGTTCTGGTCGTAACCGTGAAATCGCACAAGGCAAAACTTTGGTGAATGCCATTGATTTGTACGTGTCTCCATATGGAGAATACAGGGTGGTGTTAAACCGTCACCTTGAAAGTTCACATGCCCTATTGATCGATCCGTCGATGTTTAAGACATGTACTCTCCGTCCGTTTACTCGAACACTCTTGAGTAAATCTGGGGACTCGGACAAGCATTTTGTCGTCGGCGAAATGTCCGTTAAGCACATGAACTTTGCTGATTCAGTAAAGATTAATGCGCTAACTTAACACCGCTATAGAACTGCAAAGACGGTTCTTAATTTGGGCCGCACTAGATACATGGGTTTTGCTCTCCTTACTGTGATCTAGTGCGGTCCTTTTTATTTTTAAGGTTTGCTAATGTTATTAGATTCTACAAAAGAAAAGATTAATGACCTCACACAGTCAAACACGGATTTCATATTCGAACTTGGTGAAGTCACGAGAAAGCACACTCAGAACATCTCCCAACAATTCCTAGATGATCTGAAAGATGCTCGAAACGAAAGTACAAAAAAGTCTATGGGCGAGTTCCATAGAGTAGCCTCAATCCCGACTGTCATTGTTGAGAAGTGGATGAGGGAAGGCTTCAACCTTTGGGAAGCAACAGGCAAAGAAATCATTGCCCGATTGAAGACAGAAAACCTCGACATGTTCATGGCAACGGATCGGAAGGTTTAACAATGAGGCTGTACACGAAAAAGAAGAAGCCTAAGAAATAGAGGTACTAAATGAATAAAGGACAAATCAGGGCTCATTTTAAAGCCCTTCTAAATCGTAGTGACTGCCCTGATGGCCTTGCTGACATTTTTATTGATCAGGCAACTACTAGAATACAGCGTGTATTGAGAACACCTGCCCAAGAGGCCCAACAGACTTACACTATCTCAAGTCAAACTGGATCGATCTCTATACCAAATAACCTATTAGAGATTATGCAAGTTTACATGGACGGAACAGCCTTAACACGTATACCGCTCCACGAGATGATACAGGCCCAGAAAACCGGAGAACTCGGAAATCCTAGGTTTATGTGTAGGCAACAAGGCCAGATCCTACTTCACCCACAACCAACGACTGGAACTGTGTATTTAGACTACTATGCTGAGTTCCCAAACCTCGCCACTGATGCTGACAGTAACGCACTTACAGTCATAGGATCTGACATCCTCACCTACACTGCACTCGCATATGCTGCAGACTATTTCATGGATGAACGAGCCGCTATCTTCGAACAGAAGTCAGGACAATTCCTAGCTGAACTTATGGAGCAAGGAAACTCTGCAGAACAATCAGGGCTAAACCAAGTCATGCGTCCAACTGTAGTCTATGGAGATTAAACAACATGAGTTTCTACGGTAATTTTGGGGCTACAAACGATCCAGATGACGGTAATAGTTCCTTCTTCAATCAAACAGGCATACCAAGCGCAAACACAACAGCGATTGAGTCTAGTGTTGCTGCAGCGGCTGCTTCTGCAACTGCAGCGGCAACTTCTGAAGCAAACGCTCTTGCTCAGTCTGCGTCAGTGGCGACAGATGCCTCGAACGCATCAGCGGCAAAACTTGCAGCCGAGGCTGCCCAAGCGGCGGCAGAGACTGCAGAGACAAATGCTGCAACAAGTGAAACAAATGCTGCAGCAAGTGCAACTACTGCTAACAACCAAGCGACCGCTGCATCTAACTCCGCTGTACTCGCTTCAGCATCTGAAACCAATGCTGCGACTAGTGCTACAGCCGCTCAGACCGCTCGAA